ACCCGCATTTGCGAAGCGGCTGGCATCAACCGCCGCCCCTCTACCGATACCATCTCGGCAGCAATTGCGATCCTCGTATCAAGGCAGGTGGCACGATGAGCTTGCCTTGCCGTATCAAAGACTGCGCAACCTGCGCAGAGTTGCATCGGGCTGAAGCGCAGCGCAGCGATGCCGCAGAGGTAGCGGCGGTGCATAAGCGTTACGACAGGCTGCTCAAAGACCTCCACGCGATGCACGACGATTTGCTTGACGTGCATAACGAGGGCGCAGGCACCTTCACGCAAAGCGACCTCGAAACAATTGGTGTCGCGATGGAGATAGCTGAAGCGGTCTTGGACGCGAAGCTCACGATGCTTCAAGTCTTGCGTCTCAGCGGACGCGTCTAGCGAGGGTGGTACGGTGCGACTATGAGGAAACTACTACTACTGCCCATCCTACTCTTGGCCGCTGGGTGCGCTGACTACGACAGCAACAGCTACGACGGCGGCGGCTTTGACAGTGGGATAACCGATTCCGATCTCAGCGAGTACGCGAGCTTGCAAGACTCATGGGACGAGGAAGACATCGAAACCCAAGCAAACGTGTGCATGGCTATCGACATCGATCCGTCAATAGCAAGAACAACCGCTATCGAAAACAACGTCGACCCAGACGTTGCCGAAGCCTTCTTCGAAGAGGTATGCCCGTGACCTCCCAGCATTTCTGAGAGTCTGGTTTACAATTAGTGGATGGCGACACCTAACGCGATTGAGCGGCTGGTATGGGGGCAGAACGTCAACACTTGGTCACGCCTCGCACACCGCGCTACGCAGTGGAAGTACTTCACGCTTCCTTCTTGTAGCAGGCTAGAACTCTGCAAAGACCGGACAGTGGCCATTGCCACCGGCACGGTTCAGTGGCCGCAAATGTTTATCGGGTTGACGACCCGCCCGTTCTCCCCGGACGTTGTCGGACCGACAGGAATTTCAACCGGGACATTCATGCAGCAGGGGACGGATAAAAACCGCACGCTGACCTACGGCGGGGGTTACGGCAAGTGGGAACAGGCGCGTACCCTCATCCCCCTGCCTGCTTCAGGCGAGTACTACACGCGTGGTTGGCCTACGCCTAGCTGGGACAGGCACGCCGTTATTAGCTCCCCGGACGGGACGGTCCACGAGCTAATCCAGTTCGACCCGCTCGCTGCGCCAGCGTTACCGCCTATCCCTAATCAGGCGCTCATGTGGGGCCGCTGGTTGGACGGTGTGTGCGTTGAGGGTAAACCCTGCACCGCTACGGGCTACGCCCACCATATGTACGTGTGGACCCCGTGGTCGCAGACTGACCCGCATAGCCTCTCTATCGTCCTCCCGGACTATGTGGGAGCGGACGGGACGCTCGCTACTGGGCCACGGGCGGGCGGCAAACTCATATTGGACCGTGGGTCTGATTCGTATCAACGGATGGTTGCTCTTGGCGGCGAGTGCCGCGCGCTTGCTGAGGCGGCGGCGTTGTACGGGTTGAGGATCATCGACCGTTCAGGGTTTGTAAACAACGACCCAGCGAAACCATTGCAACCGCACATCCAAATCCAAACAGGTAACACTTGGGTTGGGTCGAACGTCGGCAAGTTCACTTTGCTGATGACAGACTTGTTGGAGGCTGAAGAAGCATGAACGGTTTGTGGTTAGCGGCGGGTCTGATTTTTGTTGTATGGGGAGGGGTAGGTCTTTTGGTGTGCAGTGTTGTGCTTCACGCGTACTTGACTCGTCTCGCCCGGTTTGGTTTCACAATGATTGCTTTAGCATCATGGGGAATTGCTATCGGTGCCGTATTATTCGCACACGGGTTTGTTGCTGAGAGCTACGAACTATCGGTCTCTGTGGCGTTTGCTGTTTGTATAGCGTTCGGGATTTGTTGTGTGGCGTTGTCCGCTTCGCTTGAAACTCTGCTGATGAAAAAGCAGTGTGAACTAATGGAACAGATAGAACGGGGCGACGAGTGGCTGAACAGTTTGGAGTGACAACGCTAGTGGCGATTGGTCTTGGCGCGCTAACAACGGTCCTCACTTATATTGCGGGTCGTAGACCTTCGCAGGCTGACTATGCGGAAAGGTTGTTGAACGCAACAGTCCCCGCAGCGGAGATGCTCGGCAAGCGGCTGGCGGCGTTAGAAGTTGATCTTGGTAAGAGCGAGTCGCGTTACGACCGGCTTGAAGCGAAGTCGTCTGCTGAGGCTGCTCGGTGTAACGAGTTAGAACGCAGGTTTGTCGCACTAGTAGAACATCTCAAACAGGTAAACGTGCCGATGCCGGATTCGCTTGTGGATTACAAGCGGACCGCACGGACCCGGAAAACTGACGAAGAGGAAACATGAAACAGCTACTTGTACCAATCGTTGAGAAGGTGTTATCGCAGTTTGTCCAAGCGTTCGTCGTGGCCCTGTTTGGCGGGATGGCCTTTGGTTGGACGGCGGTGCAGTGCGCAGCGTTGGCTGGGGTATCGGCGGTTATAACGCTCGCGTTGAACTCGGTGAACTCGGCGGTGATCCCTGTGGGGATGCCGTTTTACACGGACCTGACGTTGCGGGTGGCCCGGTCCGGTGCGTCGGCGTTTCTCGCGTTCATGGTAATGGCCCCGGTGCTGGACGTGCAGTCCGGGGACTTCTGGAAGGCCGCGCTTGGCGCTGGCGCTGTGGGCGCTGTAGCGGCGCTGAAGGCGCAGGGCGCGCGGCAGGTAGGTGACCCGCAGACGGCGGCGCTACTCCCAACGTGGGGCGCTACGGTGGCCCCTGAACCGATGGCTGACTAGAACGCACAAAACCCCCCGCTCAAAGCAGGGGGTTTTGTTTGGTCGGTATAGGGCAGGAAAAGTTCGGGGTGTGATCTAGCTCGGGCCTCAGTCTGGCGGCAAGCCAATGAGTGAATCTTTACTAGCACCCTGTCGCAGGTCGTTGTCCAACTACCTCGCCGCAGTCAGTACATCAGGCGCAGTCGCTGGTGTGGCCCCCGATGCCTCGGGTGGACTCTTGCCGGGTCCGTGGCCTGTAACCAGTTTACAACCCTGAGTGGGTTGCCCTGATGTCTCTACGGTTCTTTCTTCAAGGTTTCAAGGCTTGAGCAGAATGCGATCTCCTTTGCGTAGCACCGATGTACCTTGCTCACGTTGATGCCTCCACCAACGCTTTGATTGACTGTTACTGCGTCTCTCCCCGCCGGGGGGTCGCACCCCGTCACACTCTGCTCAAGACTTGAAGCCTTGAAGTTGTTTGCCTGTTGTCTCTCAGGCTTTGCCGTTGCTTTCTGTTCCTCGGCTGGAACCGTCACCGTGATGTGTAGTGGTGCGCTACTGCCACCTCGCCGTTTTGTTGAGCCTTGGGTCTGGCTCTGGCGGTGGTCGTTCTCTGTTGGTTTGGTTAGTCTAGGTGGTGTTGCTCCTTTGTTCCGTTGTGCTGTTCCGTTTCCTTATGTGTAAGAAGATACTACAGGTGCTATTAGCAAAGCAAGTCAATGTGGAAGATTTCTTGATATTTCTTTTTGGCCCGAGTCGGACCGAATAGTTGCATGATGAACTACCTCGTCCGGGTCGGACTTCCCGGTCCGGCAAAGCCATCACCGGACCGGGAACGCACCGCAGTACAATGGCCACATGGAACAACTCACGGCTGAAGACCTAGACCGCTACGTTGACCTCGTAGACCACGAGCTGTACGCCCGCCAAGGAATCGTCATCCACGCCGGGGCGTTCCCGGACGACAACGCCCCGCACGGGATGAACGACGAAGAGGAAATGGTATGAGCCGCACCACCGCACAACTACGCGTCCTCTGGTCGCCCGCCTGCACAGGGCCATTCGCATCCGTTCCCCTGTTCGGCGGCGCTTCAATAAGCGTCCGGGCTTCGACCGTCGAAGCGTGGCAAGCGCTCAACGCCGTTCTTCAGAAGTGGGAATACAAGGCCACCCCGCCTGACTGCGGTGCGTACAACTGCCGAGCCATAACGGGCGGCACGCAGTACTCCCTGCACGCCTACGGGATAGCGGCAGACATCAACTGGCAGCAGAACCCCTACGGGCCGGTCCTGATAACAGACATGCCTCGTGGGATGGTCGACGAGATCAAAGCGATTAGAACAAACAACGGGGTCAACGTGTTCCGTTGGGGCGGAGACTACAGCGGCAACAAAGACGCGATGCACTATGAGATCGTCGCTTCGCCCGCAGAGATAGCAACAGGAATAGCAACAGGGTCACAACCGATCCCAACACCGGAGGATGAAATGGCAAGCAGTTATCTAAGAGTAAATCAGCCGGGCGATCCCAGCCACGGGCGAGTCGAAGTGATCGACGATTTCAACCGTCGTTGGATCTCCCCAGAAGAGCTACAGCTACTGGTGTTCTTTGGGGCGAAGGTGCAGGACGTAACTCTCGCAACCTTCACCACGCTGACAGCTAACAAGACGGTCAACCCAATTGTTGTCAGCGGTGGAACCAGCACAGCGCCAACCGCTCAGGCTAACGCTACGGCTACTGCTGACCTTATTGCGCAACGTTTGCAGTCCTAATGCCCAAGGGTAACAGGATCGTTCTATACGTCGACGAGGGTGGGCTGTGGCGCTGGCGGGCAGTGGCCGGTAACAACCGTGTCATCGGTGCCGCCGAGCAGGGGTTCAGATTCAAGTGGTACGCGACCCGTAAAGCTCGTGCCGCGTTCCCGGACGCACGCATTGATAGCTAAATGATGAGCGTCCCTCGTATGAGCCTGATCGCGTAATCCCGCTCTGGCATCGTGAAGTCCTCCCACGCCATGCCGACGCTGTTGGCCATCGCGCGACAGATCGTTTGTTCAGGCCACCCGACCAGAGTCATCTCTTTGGCGGTGGCCTTGAGCAGTTCGATGTCTGTTGCGTGGAACCGGAGTTGAGTCATTCTGTAAAGTAGCTTCCCACGCTTATCCGGCAGTCTGCAATGACAGGGCCGGGCAGCAGCCCACCGCCAAAGGTGCGGTCGTTCGTGCCGAGCCGCACGGACCAATTGTTGTTTACACCCCATTGTGTTTCGTAGTTGATCCCGAGCGAGTCCAACTTCTCTTGAAGGTCCATCGCCCGCAGTTCGCAGTCGTATTTGAGGTCTTCTGCCTCTGACCAGAAGCTGTCGTCTTCACGCCCGCCGTCTGCGGCAGCGAGTGCTTTGACTGCATCTTCGAGTAGGCCAACCTCGGGGAGTCCTCGAAGGAAGGCGAGCAGGGTTTGTAGGTCGTTCATTCTGCTACCTCCGCAGCGTAGAGCTTCGCATCCTCGGGTGCGTTGGCTTGAGCCTCAGCGTCCGTTTCGAAGATGCCGTACTCGGTGATGGTTGAGAAGGGAGGGGATGCCTCTGGGTTGAAGGTCTCTACTTCCAAGACCCAAACCGTGATCTCGCCGGAGTCGACGTTGAAGTCGTCGTCCGCTTCGACCGTCATTCCGTTTGATACTTCGATTGCTATTCCCATGTTGCCTTGCTCCTTGTTTGTTGTTTGTTGTTTGTTAAGTGTACTTGGGGGGTGTGACACTATTAGCGTCGGCAGGCTCGCCGGGCTGCTTCTTTTTTACGGTCCACGAAAGTGTGGGCTGTTTGGCGGCGACCGTCTCGCATGGCGTCAAGGCGATCTTTGCGATCCGCTACACGGGCCGCTCTTGCGATCTCGGAAATGTTGCTGTTGCTCTTGGCCTTCTTCATGTAGATAACCATACCACACTGGTCTGACAGTAAAGCAACTCCATTTACAATCTTTCTCAGATTTCTTTTCACGCCACACCTCTAGCGTCCACCCCCCATGTCATACTCACCCCCGTCGGGTGTGGTCCCGTTGACAGCTCAAGTCACTCTCCTTGTGTACCTTGAGCCGAGGGCGGCGCTCCTTGCCGTGTTGTGAGCCACGCCCGACAACACTCTCCGCTTCCTTTCATATACCTTTCACATCTGCTGAGCTTGTAGTTGCGCAGTGGAAGGCGCAGGAGGCAACATGAAAACAACCTTGCGAAGGGCGTGGTGCAAAGCCAGACGGTTAGCGCGCCGCAAACACCGCTGGATCGTGATCCGCAGAATCGTCCCATCAAGCGAAGCGCTCGTCAGCAAAGCCACAGAAGACCGGCGAACGATGTGGCTGCTTGAAGGGATAGATACTGAATGGGAGATCACTTCAGACAGCAGAGAAGCAAACGGAATGGTCTGTTTTTGGTGTCGTGAGCAATGGCTGTGGGATGAACCAACGGTCGAAGGTTACAGAGATTGGTTGTTGGACAACTAACTGTCCCACCCCTGTAGTAGTATCTGTTACATGATACTGATACAGGAACTTGTAGGAGACAACACAGCAACAGGTCGCGGCTGGATGTGCGCAACCAGCGCAGGCCACGTTTGCAGCGGGGTCGCGACAGTGGCCGTCACTCAAACACCTTGCTGCCCCGCCGGTGCCGTCAAGGAACAGGCATGGCAGCAAATAGAAGCCGCTGCTGAACACGCCGAAGCCTTAGCTGACGCTGCCGCCCAGAACGCCCTAGAGCTTTAGAAAGCAGTCCGGGCAGACGTCATCCACACCCGGACGCTGCCGCTCCCACCCGTAGATAGCGGCAGCTTCTTTGAGCGCGTCGGCAGCAGCGGACTCAGCAACAGGCGCGCATCGTTTACACCTGTCGCAACGTACCGTCCAGCCCTTCTTTCTCAATGCTGTAGTCATGCGAATAGGTTACTCAGCGTCAGGCCACTGGGTTTCATCAAACATCACCGCTGCCTCTTGAGCGCACTGCCCGCAGATGCCACCGTACTGGTTCCATTCAGACGGCCAGTACACGGGGTTGATATGGCGGCATGGCCATCCGCACCGGGGGCAGGTAAGCGGGAACGATTCGTGGCCTACGGATGGGGAAGTGATTAAGTGTCTAGGTAGTCTGTTAGAACGTGTGCGTACTACAACCAAAGGAGAGTCCTATGAGCGAAATGGAATCAGCAGTCTACTCGGGTGACATGCGTGGCTGCGATGAATGCGGGGTTGGACCCGAGGACGAGTGTGTCCCTGATTGCCCGTGGGTCGCGTCGGCTGAAGACGCTGCCACCACTGGGCCGCCGCCACCTGCCCAGTTGGTGGACATTCTGAAGTTTGATCCATTCGTGTCAGAGGACTTGATGCCATGAATGTTACGGAATGATTGCATTTCGTCTACATGTGCGCGTAGCCTTGAAACTCAACAGCCACCCGCTCATCCAAAACGGGTGGCTGTCGCGTATCTAACCGACAACTGAAAGAGGTGACCATGAGGCTGAATCTCAGGTCTGTATCCATTGCGGCAATC